AAAAATGATTCGTCGGATTGTTGCCACCATCACCAATTCGTGCTCCTACATGTGCAGATACTAAGATGGTATCCCATTCCAATTCTTCCATTCGTTTTAATGCGATTGCTCCGGCACACTGGCTTATCCCTGTGCGTACAGTCATCATTGTGGCTGATTCAATGCTCATTTCTCTACCGGACGGATACGAAACCTTGACACCTTGCTTTACAATCCTGTCAACAGCATCTCTAACAGCCTGTGTGTATGATACAGCACCGCTTGATGCCATGCGGTAAGCTGTGTCGACCTCTTTCAAAAACAACTTCTGCGCTTCATCTGCCGTTGTTCGTGTAAGGTTTCTCCATTCTCCACACGTAACGTTATAATCTCTTTCCAGTATTCTGAGCAATGTCGGAGATTGCAGCAAGGGCGTAGGTGATAGTCCTACCGCCCTATATATTGCATCGTCTCTCTCGATAGCTTTTATACCGGCTTCTTCAAATGCGCTTTTCAGCTCGCTCTCTTGCTTCTTCGTTTTGTCAGCGATCTCTTTTTGTATGTCTTCCAGTAAGTACCCGGATTCTTGTAACACCAGTATCTGCCACCTGTCCGTAGCCGTAAGGAGATAATCTTCTCCACGGCCTATACGCACCATTATACGTTCAACGATCATGTCCATGATATTCTTGTGCATATCCGATGTTATCTTTTCCGCACCCTCGGTCACATGAAAGAGATATTCTGGTGTAAGCATTATTTGTCCTTTCTGTTTGGAATTATCATCACAAGAAGCAGAAACACACAGATTACAATAATATTAATTGTACTTGTTGCCATGATTATTCATCCTTCCCAATCTGCTTAATAATCTGATTAACGTATGTACTCAGTCCGGCTACCATGATGCCTTGTACTATAGACGTGAACAGTGCCATAAAAACGTTTTTCATGCTGTCCAAATCGCAAGTTGCTGTTACATACATTCCGCAAATAATAATTCCAATACCTCCGAGAGAGAGTGGAATGTCTTTATCCTTAATTCTCTTTGAACTTTTCATCCATTTCCCAAGAAAATACAAGGCAAAAGAAACCACCATTAACTCCGGCTTTACATAACTAATAATCTGTTCCATTTTTTAGTCCTCCTTTACAGACATTATCATTTATCTTTCGGATTGACGTGTCCCCTTATACCTCTTCCCATCCATACACGCCCGGTTCCCAGACATTCCCGTCTGCCGTGCTAATCCATGTCTTGCCATTGTGTGTTACCTTGTCTCCTTTGGCGTAAGGGTTGGTGCTGTCTGGCTGTTCCCATTCTGGCACTGTACTACTATCTGGAATAAGTACCTTGGCGAACAAAGACGGCGCATCCGGCGGTGTCCATGTCTCTTGGCTTGTATGGGCTTGTAATACCTTGTAAATGGTGCCATTATACTCCAACCGCTTTCCAACTACATATTCCTTTCCAGACTGCCATTTCTCCACAAAGTCTGGATATTCAAGAATCTGTTCATCGGTCATGTTGGCTGTCTGGTTTTCCAACAACTTCCGCAACTGCTCTACTTGTTCTCTTGTCACTGTACCACCCCCATTATGATATTGAGTGCTTCTTCTGCACTTAAATCTGGCTCTGGATAGACTGGGTTGTCTACCAGTGTCCACACCTGCCTAATCGCATTCTCTTCCTCTTCCCAACTGGATTCCCAGTGCTTACCCTCTGTTACCTCAATAGGCATATCTGTGTACATCACAGGCTTGTAGCCTAACTGTTCCAGTTCTTCCGGGAGCGGATTGTTGATTGTCTTGCCATCCAAAGTTATCGTCTTCGGTGCACTGCGCAAGAATCCATTTTCTAGTTTTGCGTACATTTGTTATCAATCCTTTCTAACTTTTATCCAATCTCCATCAAAGCATGATGCATTGATTTCTCCGTGTTTTAGATTACTATTACTTCCAGCTCCAACATATAATGTACCGTCTGCCGGAATGGTAATCTCGATAGTTCCTGACGCATCGGGTATACCCTCGTTCCCGCTACCGTATAACTTATACATTCCACCGCATCTACGCATATCATAGATGTATTTATTCACCGTTCTGACATTGCTCCATTCGATTAAGTACTGTTCACCTTGCTTAACATTAAATACAATAGCCGGACACCGCTTGCCGTACCACTCTCCAGTATCGGTTAGGTAAGCTTCATAAAGCCATTCGCTTGTTTCTTCTTGCGCATTAAGCAACCTACGCCTTAAGCTGTGCTGTGCTGTCGACATTTTAGCATTTCTCTCCATCAACTCACGCTCCAATTCTGGGATGTAAGCAATCCCTCTAATATAGACACCTCGTATATCTTATTAGCATCGACCGAAAAACTACCGATATTGACATTGGATGGATGTACTACTCTTGTTGCCATTGCTCCAGAACGAAATATAAAATGCACCTCTCCCGTTCCCTTTATGGTGTAAGCAAGCGACTCCATTTCTGGAAAGATGTAGAGTTTGTTATGTTCGAGTGTTACTGTGGTGTCTGTAGAAAGCTTCTCGATACGCTCTATACCACTTGTTTCGATTGTGATTGCAAGTGCTTCTGAGCCATCATAAGTGTACTCTTTACCGCCATATGTGATGGTTAAGGATTGTGGGTTGGGAAGTTTGGTTGGTACTGTAGGGATTGTTGGCTTTCCTTGTAAGTCTTCATAATTGCCGGAAAAATCGCTCTTGTCATTCCAACTCTGTTTTTCTGTGTCTGTAACTGTTCTGTGTTCTGCATCATCCTGTAGATCGGACAGATTTTTCGGAATTTCCGTTGTGTCCGGCAGTGCTCCGACTTCTTCTGCGGTATAAGTAGGCTTTTCTTCCTCTTTTGCCCATTCTGGTACCGTCGGATCTGTTTCTTCTATAGGATTCTTTTCCAGATAGCTTTTTACAGATTTCTCTATCTGCTCTTCAGAAATAGGCTTTTTCTCCAATGTGTCTACTCTGGATATAAGGTCAAGAATGACATCGGCGTGAGTCTCTTCAATCTCTGTATCCGTGTCTATCGTCTCTTTGGCCTTTCCGGTAGCCGGACTGGTTCTGAACACTTCTACTTTATCTTTGTTTTTCGCTTCTACTGCAAAATATATAGATGTATCCTCGTTTGCGTCAAAGATGTGTTGTTTTAGTTCCCATGAAAAAGTGATATTCTCCCCGTCTACCTTCACATCTTTTGCTGTATATTTCCCCGGCAATCCTTTTGCAGTATAGTAATTTACGAAAATGTAACAGTCAGACAAGTCGACATTATCTCCTACGATCTTAGGACATTTGAAATACTTTCTTTCAATATTGCCCTCTCCGTACACTCCAAAAAGTTGTTCGCTTTTGGGGATTGTAATTTTTCTTGTTGATGGGTCTATGATAAGATATTCCATTTTGGTTCACCTCTTTCCTATTCTTCGTACAATCCACTGTCCGGCTTGTTCTGTTCCTGTGCTTCTTCAATCATTGCTTTTGCTTCTTGTTCTGTCATTCCCTCAAATTTCACAAAATACATCCATGCTGGAACCTTGCCCTGTACCACATAGTTCCACCACCGTGCACGATCATCTTCTAAGTTGTATACAAGGTCTTCAAAATCACATGCTGTTTGGTAGTTCGTTGCCGGGATAGTTCCGTTTGCTGTGCCGACTGCATACAGGATATAAATGATTCTGTGCAGTACTCCATCATGGTTCTTTCCGTCCAAAATGTTTCGGAATGCCTGGATGGTATGCAGTGTCCGTCTATCGTCAGATTCTACCTGTGTTGCTGTCTGTATGCCTTGGTTCTGATCGAAAGAGAAATATCCGTTTGAGAATCCGCATTTATATCCGATGACAGATAGCAAGAAGTTTATCCCGGCCACACGCTCAGTTACTAATAATGTCGGAACGTGCTCTTTGATGCTATCTTCGTTCGCTCCCATTTCGATACCTTGGATAAATCTCGGCAATTCGATGGAATATTTGCTTGCGTATTCAATAGCTGTCTGCGGTACGTAAGTAATATGTCTACTGTCTTCCGTTTCATCTCCCATCATGTTTAATGCAATGTCAAGCCATCTCAATTCCTCAATGCATTCCGAAAATGCCGGAACAGTCAGTGGAGATTCCTTGTCAATCGCATTTGCGTAAGGATTTCGCCAGTAGACGAACAGCGGATATTCTAACCCATGTACGTACACTTCCGGCTCAATGTCTTTCCACTCATCTACCCTGTCAAGCGTGATCTCTGTACCGATCATATCTTTGTTGTCAGATTTAAAAGCCTTACTGGATATATGGTATACACGTTCCAGTCCAGCATCTTCAAATCTGTGGTACTCAGCTTTTGTGTAGTATTTGTCGTTTTTCTTAAGGTAAGAGAAAAAGATAGCTGCTAACGCATCCCCATCCGTGTTGGTGTCTGTAATCAGAAAGTAATCCGGATCCAAAAATTCTACATCATCACCGTTGCTCTTGACCATCATCCCACAGGTCGCACAGCTTTCCTCTTGTTTCTCCTGTAAGGTGTTCATTACGCTATCAAATCTCTTTTGCAGTTCATCGTTTCCTGTAATCTGTATATCTGCATTGAACAGTGTGAGGTTCGCTATCTCACGGCAAATCACGTTTGAAAACCTTGTCGGCTTTATCCTCCCGGTACACCAATACGGAATACCAGATCGCATGTCTTTATACTTCGACAGGGCAGTATCCATAGCAGATGACCGCCCTGTTTCTATCCCGAATATTTTTTTTACATCGTTTTCTTTAAACACTTTATCCCACACCGCCTTTATCTTGTCTATAATTCCCATCTACTCACCTTTTCCTACGCACTCTGTCCACGTCTCATAGATATCGGACTAGTAGCATATCTCAACGCATCAATCCAGTGGTCGTTACCGTCCGGATAATCTGCTATCACTTCACCATTGCCATCTCGCTCATGCTCATACTCTATAACCTCTTTGTACAGTCTTGGTGTCCGTCTTGGGTCAATCACCAATGTACGGCATTGTAACCACTCAAACGTATACTTCCGGCTACCAGGTGTCACGATTGCCTTACGTGCCGGAAGTCCGGCATCACGGAAGTCAACAATGCTCTCTTCTTCATCCACTCCACAGTAGATAGCGCAATCATCATATCCCTTTTCTTTTATCTGTCGTGCCATCTCGCTGTTCCTTATTTTGCAGCCACCCAATTCATCCAGTGCGTATACTTTCTGTTGGTTCGGAACATAAGCAACACGTAAAAACGCTTTCGGATCCGGGAACCATCCCCAGTCCTCGCCCTGGTAGATAGATTGCATCCTACTTATTTCTTCATCAGTGATTTCTCTGATCTCTAAGAGTTCAAAAATATTTGTTCCAAGTCCTACAGGGATTCCAAGATATTCATGCTCATAAGCTCTCGGATTTGTTGCTTTTAGATACTCAGCATCATCGATGAATTGTTGCCCTAGCCATTCTACCGGAACAGATCTATAATCGCTTTTGTGCCTTAAGCTGTCCGCTCTCGGCTCTGCTACGTACTTATTCGCCCAGTTGCTGTTGCTGATCGGTGGATTGAACGATTTAAAAACAACGAATTTTTCGCCACCACGAAGAACAGACTGTTGTGTCATTCGTACCTCTTCCATTCCGGAAAATTCGTCCAATTCCTCAAACCATAGGTACTTAAAATATCCTTTGCTAATCTTTATGGATTTCGTCTTTTTCGCCTTATCCAATCCACGGAAGATTATCTTCTGCCCTGTCGGCTTATACACATATTGCATAGGACTCAAACTTGATGTCCATTCGTCCGATGCTCCAAGTGCATCTATTCCCCATGCGATTTGTTCAAATACCGATTCTCTTAGTGTATTCCCGACTTTTCGGAACACCACTGCATTTGAGTGTATTCCATTCATTGCGTCTTGCATCATTCCAAGTGGTATCTCTGTACCGACAAAAGAAGATTTAGTCGAACCTCGGCCACCGGACAAATCATAATACGTATGTTTTCCATCTATGATGTCCCAATGTACACCGTAAAAAGCCGGAGCTATCACATCGGTAAGCTTAATCTCCCCCATCTGCGCCCTCCGGTTTCGGAATGTTATTTATGATTGTGATTCCACCAGTATCTTTTTCTTCTCCATCGGCTTTCTCATACCATCTCATGAGTTCACGCCCGGCAGACAGGCGGTCAGATATAGTAGCATCCAAATCAAACTGATCTTTCACTTCACCACGCATGACAGATGAAAAGAATCGGATGACTTCTTCAAGGTCGGCTGTCTTCTCGGTCTGGATCTCTTTCATTCGTTCAGCAATATAGGCTTTCACCTTAACATTTCTTAACAATCTTGCGGACGCTGCTGCTGCTGTAGCATCACTTTTTACATTTTTATACACTGCTTTATAAGCTCTTGTCCCGTTCAGATCAGTCAGGTATTCATCTGCGAATGCTTTCCGCTTCGGAGTGAGTTCTTTTCCTTTCTGCATCTACCCACCCTCTTCCACGTATTCATCTACTTTTGTAAAACACTTTCTTACCATATCTGCGCTAATCTCTATTGCTTTTTTACTAACAGACCACTTTCTGTTCTTTCCTCTCTCTACTTTTGCAAGTATAACCGTGCCCTCTCTTGGTATCTCTGCTGGTGCAATATATATATCTCCGTCTCTGCATTCCCATGTTTTTTCAGATCTGCTACCATCATTGTTGACACCAGTACATTTTTTAGTATTAGAATGGCATCTTAAAAACTGTACGTCCATGCTACTCACCGCCCTTGCTTGTTCTACACAGTTTCTTTCTGAGATTACTGTATCTGTCTGTAATGACATCCAGTGCAATGTTGAGTGCTTGTATCGTTCCATTCTGTCTGGTGTGTTCTTCTACCAGTCTCTTATTTTTTTCAGTAAGTTCCTGTACTTCGCACAGTGCCCGTTCTCCGACAGCCTTTGCGTCTTCTACCTCTTTTTGCAGATACTCATTCTTTTCTTTCAGCTTTTCATTCTTTGTAATCATGTCAATGAATTTCTTCTGCATTTCTTCTTTAATCATGTTTTCTGTTTTTTCCGCATAAGTCTCAATCATTCTTTCACCGCCCTCCATATATCGTTCAAACAATTTACAATCTCTATCTGCGATGCTGTTCGGAGAATTTCATAATCATAATATTTCCATTCCCCGTTTTTCTTTCTTTCTAGCACTCTGGTAGATAGGATGTACATGGTGATAAGTCTATTTTGCTCTATGGAATAAAACTGACTTGTCCCCATCTTTATAACTAATCCTTTTTGCAGTATTGCTTTCTGTAACTTTTTAGCAATGCTATTTAGATTTGCCATACACTCACCTACCTTTTCCACATACAAAAATAGCACCTCCCACGATAATTACATCTTACCGTCAGAAGTGCTATTTCATTGTCCCCGTTATTTAGTTTTGATACTTATATTTTACCATAAAATGTACATTTTTTCAACTTTTTATAAGTTTGGACTATAATTTGTGATCGTATCCATATGCTCTATATATGCCACACCATTTTTTATCCCAAACGCAAGTATTATTCCACCTTTTATCTTTATATTCGGTGTCTCTCCGTTTCTTAATGGCAAAAATATACCATCTGCCACTACAAGCATGCTGTACCCTCTGCATTTTAATCCCTTTAAAATATCATAAAAGAATTTTATTTGCAGCCCCTCTTCTTTTTCCACAAGATACATTCTGCTAAAAGTATAAGGCTTTTTTACATTATATGTGCAGCCAATAGGATATCCCTTTCCTTTTTGTTCTTTTGGTATGTTCTTCTCGCTTATAGATTTTTCCGTCCAATTCTCCAAGCCATATTTCCTGTATAGCTCTGGTTCTTCAAGCAAGAAAAACTTTACCACGTCTTTCTTTGTCTTCTTTATATTTCTAATATTATCTTTTATGTATTCCTTATACCATTTGTATTTTTCCGGGAGTCCCGTTCTTTCGAAATATTCATCAATTTCAGAATTTTTTAATTTTTCGACGTTCCGACAGAAGAACGACATCCAGTTGTTGCTAAGTATAAGTTTGCTTTTTATCGGTTTCTGCATGGATACCAATCCCGAATAGTAGTCCAT